ACAGTCTAGTGAATACTACCATCTAACTTATTCATGGTCTGAAAAGAGTACCATAAAGACCTTGCAACGATTCAATCGTGTTTCAATCGTTGTAACCTATCAGGACAAAAAGAAACTATTGAAACAATACCCCGATGTTTTTACCGATGGAGATTCACACGATCTTAGAGCCTTTGACGATACTAAATATGTTTTATTGGGTGTTAAACGTGTTGGAGGGTTCAACAATATGTCAAAGACAAGAAAAGTAAGTGAGACCTTTATTCAATCTATCGAGCAAGTACTTTCTATTCTGGAGACTGCACAATGAAAAAAGATACTTTGATTGACAAGTGCATCATTTTTGCCTTCTTTGTTTTCGCCTTCTTTGTACCGGTGTATATCTCTTTCTTTTATCGGTTATGGGTAGGTATGACATGAAACTAAAAGATATCACTTTTTGGCTAGTTGTATTCCTGTTATGTCAATCCTGTATATGCTAGCCTTCCCAATACGTTACAATAGCCTCTTGCATTCCTGCAAGGGGTTTTTTGTTGTATATTGATTATGGAATAGGGTACAAGATTGAAACCAGTACACACTATAACGATATAGGAGATAAAACAAGATGCCACGTCAAGGAACCTACCTTAAGAAACCACACAACCAAATTGCAAAATGCATTAAGGATCAGTCTATCAATGGGCTATTATGGGCGTTTATACAACTAGCACAGGATGAAATAAAACAGGACGGTAAATCCGTAACATTCTCAGGTAGTGATTTATCAAAGTTTGTAGCACTATTACATCAACGTGAAGTAACGGACAAGTTGAATCCATCGGAGAAACATCTGGACGATACTGCAATTTCAGCATGGTTATTGCAATCACAGCAAAATGACACAGATACAGCAAAATGACGCAACTACAGCAATGACGCAATATCAGCAATTGCTGCACCAACAGCACCACCACTACCATGTTGCATTTACAGCATCGGTTTGGTTTGCTGCAATGTCAGCATGGCGCCCGATTCCAGGATATGCTGCAACTTCAGCATCGGGCTGGTCCGATTCCATGTTGCAATGTCAGCATCGGCCTCCCTATGTTGCAAGCGCAGCATCCGAAACACCGAAACACTTTGCTGGTTTTGCAGCATCGCGCGGGTGGGTATATTGCAATCTCAGCATCCGAACACTGTTTGCCAAGTTTGCAGCATCCGAACACTGTTTGACGCAATCGCAGCATCGGGTCCGTTTGCTGTAATCTCAGCATCCGAACCATCGCGCGCCTCATGTTGCAAATACAGCATTATCGTTAGGCGGGCTAGGTTTGGGGGATCCGGCGCCTAACTAGAGACAAAAGAAAACCCGATAGTATACAATGATACTATCGGGTAAAATGATTAGGAGTGTAATAAGTGCCAGTAAACTGCGAAGATACAGTATAAAGTTATAATGAATGTATAGATAGCAAGCATCATGTAACTGTCTCTGTTGATGCGTTTTATCTGCTTTTCAGTTAGGCCTTTTTTCCAATCTTTTTTCATGTTATCTCCGTGAGTTGGTAGGTTGTAGGCTATATCGCCAGTATGGGAAGGAAGGGGGTACAATACAGACAACACAAAAGGAACGGATGCAATAAAAAAATAGCAAAGCGGCTTTTTTTATTGCATTTAGTGACGTTGTGTTAGTCTTTGTATCCCCCTGTATTACCAATACTGTCGATATAGCCGGCTACCATCTAAACGGGTTACAATGTGTAAGTTGGAAAAAAGACCGGACGATAGCCGTATAAGCATTGCATAGCCTGTACAATCGTTGTATCTTACGTGTATGGAGTGATGTATGGACAGTATAAAACAGCAATTGGCGCGTGTATTTCAAGACCCATTCGAGTTTATCAGTAGGTTAAAGATTGTATCAAAGGATGGTAGGGTGGTTCCTTTACGTCTCAATGCAGAGCAGATTGACATCATCAATGCTTTACAAGAGGGTCGTGATACCTTGGTTCTTAAACCTCGTCAGATAGGTTCTAGTACGGTTGTCTGTGCTTATATGTTTTGGAAAGCATATACAGCAACAACACCACTAACACTAATAATACTGTCCTATAAGATAGCCAGTTCTAAACACTTGTTGCATATCCACAAAAGGTTTTATCAGTACCTACCAGAGACCCTTAAGAGAGAACTAGAAGTAGACAACACTACAGAACTAGCATTTAAGGGTGGCGGTCGTATTATAGCAGCAGCAGCAACGCAAGCCGGTGGTTTACGTTCTCAGACGTGTTCAATGCTGCATATATCCGAGTATGCATTTGCAGAGAATCCAGAGGAACTGAAGGCTACTGCTATTAGTGCCTTGAATGATGGACAGTTGGTAATAGAGAGTACTGCTAACTACTACAATGATGCGCTATGGAAAGAGATACATAAACACCAAATAGGAGAGGCAGATTGGAATTACTTGTTCTTTCCTTGGTATAGTCATGCAGAGTATAGTATGGATGACATACCGATAGCCTTAACGGATGAGGAGACGAGGTTACAAGAGGACTATGGTTTGACGTTGGGTCAGTTGTGTTGGAGACGTGAGAAGATAAGTAAACTTGGTTGGGAGAAGTTTATACGCGAGTATCCGATGACGATAGACGAGGCATATCGTATATCTGGGAATACCTATTTTACGTATGATGACTTTGAGCATGTGGACGTGGTAACTGTTAGTCCTGTGGAGTGGGTAACGTTTGAGGAGCCGAATCCAGATGATACGTATGCTATAGGAGTAGATGTTAGTGGTGGTGTTGGTAGGGATTATGCAGTCGTGTTTTGTGTATCTAGGATGACGTTGCAGCCTGTTTGTATTTATCGGTCGAATACGGTTAGTCCTGTGCAGTTGGCAGATTACATCTATGATATGAGTGTGACGTATAACAATGCGTTGACGTTGGTGGAGAGTAATAACTATGGTTTGGCGACGATTCAAGAGTTAGTGCACCAGGGATTCCATAGGTTTTGGAAGGATGCGCATACAGGTAAGGACTTTTTGACGACGAGTAGAAGTAAGCCATTGTTGTTTGAGAACTTGAAGAAGGGTATACAGACAGGTGCGATACGATTGATAGACAATGTAACGATGACAGAGTTGCGAAGTATTACTGTGGATGAGAAGGGTATTTTGAGGTTTGGGGAAGATGTGGAGAGTCATTGTGATAGTGCGATGGCGATGGCATTGGCATATTGGTGTTTGAACAGTGTAAAGATAAAGCAGAGTGCATTTTTGCCGGATTGGATTATAAGTCAGAAGGCAGATAGGCAGTTACAGACGAGTGGTGTGAGTCCCCATTTGCATAGGAGGTATTGATGGCAGTGTATGTGGTGTGTCCTGTGTGTGGTTGTGACCCATGTGATTGTGATGGTGTGCCAGAGGTTAAGTTAGTGAGGATACGATATAGAGTTGGCGATGTAAAACATAGTGTTTGGGTTCCCAAGAGTTTAGCCGACAAGTATTTTAAGGTTTATCGAGTGGTTGATATGATGTTGGCAGATGGCACGATAGTAGAGTATAGTAGTGGTGGTGTTGGTACAAAGGAGCCAAGCAATGACAACGTATGATGGTTGTGAAATAGTTGTTAGCGTGAGTGGTGGTAAAGACAGTACAGCAATGTGTTTGAACCTTCTTGAGCAAGGGTATAGTACATCAGATTTTCGACGTGTATTTTCAGACACTGGTTGGGAGGATGCAAGTACGTATGAGTATTTGGATTATCTTGAAAAAACCATTGGACCGATTGAGCGTATTAAACTTGATTCTCCAGTCGTAGAAGAATTTAGGGCATCCATAGAGCGTATAGAGTCTATGCTTGGTTTTGAGAGTGCAATGGTTCGGCAAGTGTACAAGCAGAAGTGTTTGCCTAATGGGTTTCAGAAGTGGTGTACCAGATTGTTAAAGATAAAACCATTCAAAGAGTTTTTTGACAGTTTAGATGCGGATGCGGTTAATTTGGTTGGGATACGCAAAGAAGAAAGTGCTCGCAGGTCTAAGATGGAAGAGTGGGAGTACAATGACCAGTTTGATTGTTGGACACATCGACCATTGCTTGATTGGACAGAGCAAGATGTCATAGACATACATCATCGTTTCAATGTATTGCCAAACCAACTGTACTTGAATGGGTTTAGTCGTGTTGGTTGTTACCCATGTGTTTTTAGCAACAAAAGTGAACTAAAGCATATTGGTGAACAGCGCATCCAAATTATAGAAATAATGGAGCGTGATATTGGTGCGACACTATTCAAACCATTAAATAAAAAGACCAAAGGTATACGTGCTATGATAGACTGGTCTAAAACATCACGTGGTGGTAAGCAGTATTTATTGTTTGATGTAAACCCACCCACTTGTGAAAAGTGGGGACTTTGTAACTTTGCGGATTAAATATGAGAACGAATAAAGAGTGTGTTGCATTGATTAAGACCGTGCTAGACGAGCACAACCACTTTTGGGACGACCAGCGTGCAGAGATGAAACGGTATCGTGATGTATACGAGAATCGGTTTTGGCAGTCAGAGTATATGGATGACACGATGGTTCGGGTAGAGACAAGTGACTGTTTTAGTTATGTTGAGGGTTTTATCGCGAGTCTTTTTTCTCGTAATCCTGCTGTTGTTGTTGCTAAGGATGCGTCCATCATCGAAGGAAACGCAAAGATGGCACAGGCTGTGGTGAATCGTTTTTTGTTTGATAAAAGAGAACAGTTAGAGATTGCCTCGAGACTTGCGCTCATATATCCATCTTCTTTCCTCAAACTGTCCCCTACTGATAGCACGGATATGCTTGAGAAGGTGTCCATCCGTGCTATTCCGTGTTGGGAGATTATTGTGGACATGGATGCCAGTAGTTGGCATGAGCAACGGTTTATGGCGCATACGTATTACTTACCAATGCCGGAGGTTCGTGATAGGTTTGGTGCAAAGAAGTTTACACCGATACCGAAGGTGGATTACTTCACACCACAGGAGAAGTACACTGGTGTGAGTGAGGACTTACCGGATGATTACTTGTATGTGCAGATTGTAGAGTTTTACGACATGGCCTATGACAAACTGTACTTTTGGTCTCCAAACTACCGTGATGGTGGAGAGTTGTTGGAGAAAAGTGACATACCTGTACGTAGTTATGATGACAGACCGATGAGTCCAATCTGTCCCTTGTTCTATGCACGTAAGCCAGAGAAACCGATGTGTGGTTTGAGTGCAGTGTCTAGGGTGTACGACCAGTTTTATGAGAAGAACATCCTTAGAACATATTGGGCGAACTCTGTACGTAGAGATTCAAGACAGTACTTGTACAAAGAGGGTTCATTGGATGAGGAGTCATTGGCAAAGATTACTGCTGGTGTCGATGGTGCGATGATTCCAGTGGATGAACCTGTACTCGATGGCATCATCCGTGCAGTGGGTGTAGAGCCATTGAGTGGTAACTTTGATAGATACCTGGGTTACATTGAGCAAGACATCAACCGTGGAAGTATTCTGGCACCGTTTAGTCGTGGTGAGGCTACGAAGGCAACAGCCACAGAGGTGACTGCACTAGCCCAGTACAGTGCCTCGGAGATTGGTAAGTTGGCACGTGAGAGAGACAATGCCATCGAACTGATTGCCAAGACCTATTTACGTATTGTGTCGTTGCTAGCAGAGGACAAAGAGCAAGCTGTGATTGAGATAGATGGTTTACCGAAGGTGATCACACCAGAGGATTTGGATGCCAAGTTTAAGATTGTGGCATTGGACCAAAGTAGTACTCCACTGTCAGAGGCTTTGAAACGTAGTA